AGGCCGGAAAGCATGCTGTAGAAATCGACGGCCGGAGGGCCGCTGATCTGTCCGTTCGCCATTGCTATTTGGCCCCAAATCCGCCGACACCGGACGCCTTAAGTGCGAGGTTGGCGCCGCCCAACAGCGTGTTCCAGAAATTCTGCGACGCACCGTATTTTGCCGTTTCGGCATCGGCATTCGCACTGCCGATTGCGGCGTTCCCGGTATATCCGTAATTGGCCTTCTGACTGGCCACGCCGAGGTCTGCCGCCGCGTTGGCGCCGAGCACGGATGCCCCGCCGCGCGCCGCGGTCTGCGCTTGGCTGACCCCACCCAATAAAGAATTCACATAATCTGAATATTTCTGGTTGGAGTAGTCTGTTGCCAGTTTCGTTGTATCAGCAATGGTGTTCCCGCTTGCCAAAATTCCGCGCGCCGCGGCGCGACGGTCATTCTGGTCAAGCGTCATATTGATGCCTTCCTGATATCCCGGCATCGAAGTAAATGCTGTTCTGGCTCGGTTTAACCCATCCGATCCATTGGCCCCAGTTGCATCTGCATAGCTGCTGGCCGACCCGCCAAGCGAGTTATACAGAGACTCGAACGGACTGTAGGCCTTGCTATAAAGCGCATCGGCCGAAGCTTGGCCTGTAGTGAGTGCAGAATCTGCGGCGGACATGCCGGCGTTGATCCCGGCGATTTTCTTCTGCGCCGCATCTTCCGCTGGCTTGGAGGAGAACAGGTCGGTAAAGAATCCCATGGTGGCGCCCTATGCAATCCGGACAGCGCTGATAGTGCTGTCTTTCGAGTTGCCGCTTTGGTTAAAGAGAATCTTGCCGTTGCCGGAGGTCAGGTCCCGCACGCTGATGCGAACGTTTCCGGCCGGGTTTGTGATGAACCCGGACAAAACCGCGATGTTGCGCCCCGTGTTCAGCGTCGTGAAACTGCAGGAAGCAATAATCGTCGTGCCATCCCATAGCTTCGCATCATGGTTCGCCCCCGACGACGTGTCCGTTACAGTGGCCGTTCCGCTTACAAACCATGTCCCGACAGACCCAAGAGAAATGCTGGGTCCATCGTTATAAGTTCCAGCAGCTCCTAGCGCGACATCGGCCGCAAGAGAGGCCGAAACGCGACTCAGGCTTGCAGAAATCTGCTGCAAAGACCGCGTGAGCCCGTTTCCTATTGTTATATCGCCGGTAGCAGTGTCTATCGATGAAACAGAGGTCGGGAACACGACGTTGGAGAGCGGATCGAGGTCGTCCAACTGCCTGAGGACATCATACCAATCGGGGTCAACCAGACCAGATGGAAGCAAGAACGGAATATTTTGCGGCGGGAGCTTGATCCGCGCCATTACGCAGCCACCCTTGCTTCTTCGCTCATCGTCGCAAATTGGAATGCGGCATACACTCCTGCCGAAACGTCAAGCCGCCAGCGGCGCCCCTGCCAAGACGTCCGGCCGGTGCAGGCTACTAGCGAAATCAACTGCCGCGGCTCGGACTGCCGGCCGAGTTTACGAAGAACCGGATTCGACCACGTAAGCCCGCCATCATCCGACCATGAAATCTCGACGTCAGGATCGGTCTGGTCTGGATCGTGCCCCGTAGCAATACCTACGCCTGTCGTAAAAAAGAAATCCGCCCGGCCAACGACCGTCCCATAGGGGAAATCCATCACGGGGCCGCTCTCAATGCGCATCCGCATAGGACTCCCTACTTCGTCATTGGCCGAAGATGCGATCTGTTGGACATTTCCGGTCTGCGTGTCTCCCGTAAGCCACTTGTTAAAGGCAAGGAGAGCTCCGGATCGGCGCGACCTGCTTTGCAGATAGCTGTTACCTTCAGACCATTGGCTGGTCGAGATATCGAGAATCCAAGTCCACGCAGGACAAGATAGCTGCCAGAACGCATGGCCGTCGCACATGAAACTGGTAGCTTCAAGCGTCGTCTTATCCGAAACGGCAGCGATGCGCCGCTCTATATCCGGCGTCGAAACCTTTACCGGAGTATAGCCGTCCAGCTTCACCACGGTATCGTCATCTGTGACCCAGATAGGCCCGCGGCTAAAACCATCTTCATGGCCTGACACGCAATGTGGTCCGGCTAGCCCGCGCGCTATCACAGTGTTGCGCTCGAACGGGAATGGCGTTGTGCCAGCGTCAGTCCAAACTTCAGTGGTGATGCTGCCGAAGAACAGCAGCCTTCCGCCCCAAGACACCACACGCAGCAGGCCGTCCGGCTTGGATTCGGCCTTGCCGAAGGATAGAGCGTTTACAGATGTCGAATTCAGATCGGTTGCGAATGCGCGTCCATCTCCGGTAGTGAACACGAGATATCCGTCGAGGAAATCGACAGAGTTGACCGCGGGAAGATCGGCGTCCGGATAAGAATTGGTGACAGCACTCGGGGTGAACGTGGCGATATTCCCATCTGGGTCAACAAACACCTTGTCCGGAGTCGTGTTGTTGTTGGCCGCGAAGAACCCGCGCTTGTCGCCATTCAAATTGCCGACGTTAGTTGACGTCCCGCCAGCGCTCGTCCACTTCTCGAGCTTGCCGTTGAAGGCGGCATAGAGCACGTTCTGAACTACGATCGCTCCACGATATCCTGAACGCGCTGAGGTTCCGAAATTCACCAACCCTGGTGCGCGCCTGATAACCGTTTTGTTCGGCGCCTTGTCGCCCAATTCCTCGACATATCCATTGACGATACGACCGCCTGCCTCTTGCGAGGCTGCGCCGGGCGATGTCTGAACCGGAAACGGGATAGGTCTTGGAGCCATTACGTGCCGCTCAGGAACTGGTTAAGTGACATACCCCACCGACGATTCGATATAGCCGCGTCTACCCGAAGAGTTTTCAAGGTGCGCGGCGCCGCGGAGATCGTTCGCAAGTCGCTTTCAGCCTTCAGACCTAGCGCAGTCAGCTTGGCGTCATCGCCCAAATTGAATGCGACGGCGGCTTTCATGGCGAGGTAATCGGCTAGCGGAAGAAATGCTTCGTCCTCGATATCGCCTCCGGTAGGCCCTGCACTCCCGGCGTCCTGTACGTAATAGATCGAGAGTCCGGAGAGCAGCGCCACGGTCGGGTCCACGTAGCCGTCCATTTTCAGAACGTCTTCGGGCGATACGATTTGGCCCACGGCCAGTACGCCCATGTTGAACAAGGCCCGCTCGATAAGCTCAGCTCTGGTTTTCGACATCTTCCGCCGCTTTCAAAGCTGCCATCATGCGCTCGCGAACTTCTGCCCGGGTTGCCTCATGACGCCTGATCGTTTCATCGTCCCAGCCACGGGCCTTCAGATAAGCATCTGTTGCCACGTCGATTTGCCGCTCAGTTGGCATCTGGTCGCCCTTCAATGCAAAAAAAGGGCGGCCCGTAGGCCGCCCCAGGTTTCATCAGGTACCGGAAACGCGAACCGCAAGGCGCGGGTCGATGGTCTTGGTGCCGTAAAGAACGTCAAGACGCCACGTGCTCTTGTCGTTGGTGCCGTCATAGAACGGGATGACGCGAACCGAAATTCCGTTCTTGGACATGCGCGAGCACTCGACCGCGCCGGGCGGCTTCACCATGGGCACAGTCACGAGCGCGAACGCATTGCGGTCGAAGAACAGGTTGTTCGTGTAGCTCGTGTTAGCCGTACCTACGAAGGTCAGAGCAGCATCGTCGTCCGGGGCCGCCGATACTGTCTGGAAAGCGCCAGTGGTGATGATCTGAGGCGCAATCGTAAGCGTCAGGTTGCCGCCGGCATCCGAAGAACCGTTCGACTTGACGACGAACTGCTTAAGGAAGGGCAAGGTGGCTTTGGTGACGGGGTTCACGTCGAACACGTCAGCGATGGTGAACACGTCTCCGGCCACCACACGAGCAGCGGCAGCCGCGGTCCAGCCGTCCGTGATGAGCGTCTGGGTGTTTGCGCCGGTCGTATCGTAGGTGGTGTTCTGTGCCGCGCCGTTGATGAGCGGAGTGCCGCCCATCGGCCCGGTCGTGAAGGTCGGCGCGTTCTGCGACATGAACGTGTCGATGCCGCCGATCTTGCCGATTTCTCCTTCGCGATAGGACTTGTTGTTGATCGCCTGCGAGAACAGGGCGGTCTGGGAGCCTGCCAATGCCCAGAAATCGGCCGGAGCAAGAACTGCAGAGCGCCCGCCCATCGGAACGGATCGCTGATCCATGTTCTGGGCGCCCTTGGCGAAGCCGGCAAAGGACTGAACCAAGGTGCCGGGAGTTCCGACCCACTGCGGGATGTCCTTGTAGAGGGACATCACTTGCTGATCGATCTGGTTGGCGATCTGAATCATCGCCGGCCGAATGACGCGCTCGGAAAGCTCCCCGATATTCAGGGTCAGTTGCTGGGAAGTGAACGCGAAGTCAACGCCAGCGATCTTGTTGACCTGAATGGAGAGCTTGGCTTCCGTCACGTCCTGTGCCGAAGCCGTGATGGTGTTGCGAACCGTGAAGTCGGTCGGCTTGCGGACCGTGATTGTGTCGCCTACGGTGTAGCCGTTGATCTTCTTGCTGAACTCATCCTCATAGCCGCGGTATACCGCGTTCGCCATGACGAGTTCGTTTTCGAGGATGCCGACCGCCGCTTTCGCAACAATCGATGCACTAAGGGTAGTATTAGTCATTGAAGCCTATCCTTGTCGGATGAGCTCCCGCGGACGCCGCCTAGCGGCGTTTTCCGTATGTCTTGTTCAGATACGCTTCCAGATCAGCTTCCTGGCTGCTGGGTGATGCGCCGCCTCTAGGGCGTGATAACGGAGCGGGAGCGGAGGTTGCTCTTTTCGCTTCCGGCAGCTTCACAGTGGCTTCCAGCCGTCCCATGGCGCGGGCCAGCTCCGTTCGGCTCATGCTGTTGAGTGCGTCGAGCTCGTTTGGATTCTGCGCGAAGTGGTATGCAAGGAGCGCGGATTTATCCGACGACATGATCTCTTCGAGCACATCGTTGCGGACGTTGACGCCCTTCATTTCCGCCATCACCTCGTCAAAGTCGGCGATGGTCTCGCGGGCCTGCTCAACCCGCTCAGCGTGCGCTTCAGCACGTTCACGGGCGGCTTGGGCCTGTTTCAGGGAACGCTCGGATTCTTCGCGGGTCTGGAATTCGCTCTTGATGGCATCACGGGCACTCTTGCCAGCCTCGTAGGCCGTCAGTGCGCGCTGCCAAGCGAACCAGTCGGGGAAGTCCTCTTCGCGCGGTGGCTTGTCGCTATCGCCGGCCGCTGCGGCCGGCTCCTTGCGACGTTCCGCCTCTTCCAGCCGTCGCTGAAGTTCGGCGTTTTCATTTAGAAGTCGCGCTTCGCGGAGCTTGGCCCGCTGCGCGCCGCTCAATTTCTTCTTGGCCTCGGCCTCTTCACCGTCCTTCTTGGCCGGCTCTTCGATCTTGGCCTTGTCCTCGGGCTTTTCGCCTTCGGTTTCTTCGCTCTCGCCTTCCGGGGCCTCGTCATCAAGGTTGACAAAGCCGTCGTTGACGGGAGTTTCGGTCTTGGTCTCAGGCGTAGTGACTTCAGCCGGCGTTTCCGCCAGCCCGGCTTCGGTGCTCATGGTTCACTCGTGGAAAAGCCCGGCGCGGAATGCGCTGGACAGAACTATTTCGGCCGAAAGATCACCCGGCCGCTGCTGTCTGCGAGAACATCACCGTCGCCCCAGCGCGGGGCGCTGCTGTTCGCCCACTGGCTCTCATTGGAGAAACTTTCGTGGTACGGTGTCTTCCATTTGTCGGGGTAGTGCATCTGATTGTCGAAGGCGTTCACAGCAGACCGGGCCGCTGGATCTCCACCTTGCAGAGCACGGAAGAACCCGCGCATGTCGTAGTCGGAAACCTTGGCCTCCGGATCGAACGGAACCTTGTTTTGCTTTAGCCAGCCCCGAAAGGCCATTTCATCGGCCAGCGATAGTGGCGTGTTGAAACCGCTCGCGCCTTTCTTTATGTAAGGCTGATTACGCTGGTAGATTTCCTCTGGCGATGGCCTCGCCTCGAAAAGTGCCGCAAAATCGGCCATGCTATTCAGCCGGTTCCGGCTGGCGCTTCATGCTCTCAAGCTGAGCGCTGTGCTTCTCGCCGCCGCGCTGGTGCTGTTCCTGAGCGCGCCGCTCTCCAAAACCCTTCAGAACGGCATCGATCGTGTGATTGTCCTGCGCGTGCGCGCGGCGCTGGTTGGCGTCCTCTTCGCTGTCGCCCATCTCACGATCATGACGCTCGATCTTGCGCAGCTCATCCATGTGCATGGACGCTTGCTTGATGCCGGATAGACTGGCTTCCTGTCGCTTCAGCGCGGCTTCGGCCTCGGCCTTATCAGCTTCGGCCAGCGCGCGGCGGGCGTTGGCCTTGGCCTCTTCTGCCTCAGCAATAGCCTTTTCAGCCGCGGCCTGAATGGATTGAAACTGTAGCGCCTCGGCCTGCTGTGCCTTTTCCTGCTGCGCTTGCTGTGCCGCGGCCTGCTGCTGCTCTTCCTCGGTAGGCGGCTTGCCGGCCGTGCGCTCCCGCTTCTGTCGGTCGGCGTCCAGCTTCGCCTTGACCTGTGGCGGCAAAGCCTCTTCCAGCCGCTCGCCGATCTGCTGGGCGTTCGGCCAGTCCATGGCCTTGGCGTAGAGATCGCCCAACAGTGGCGCCGCGGCCGGGAAAGCTCGGATGAACTCGGTCATCCCGTCCTGCGCGAACTGGCGCTTGGTCGCGTAGTTCGGCCCCTGCTCGATCACCACGTCATAGGAACCTGAGGTCATGTCGTGCTGAATCTTGGAAATCCCACCCATAACCACGGGCTTGTTGATCTCGACCATATCGGGCTTGCCGTCGTCACCCAGGATTTGAATGGTTCTTTGCGTATCGTAAATCTTCGGGAACAGCTCGTTGATGATCTCGCCAGTGCGCTCAATCGCGAGCGCGAAGTTGTCGTGGTAGACGAAAGTTCCAGTGTCGCCCTGTGCGTCCCGGCGCGCAATCGCGATGCCAGACGTTTCATTCGACTTGGCGCCAAGCGAGGCGTCATAGATACCGATGACCGCTTTCATGTCCTCGGCATTGCGAATTTTGGCCTCTGAGATGCCCTGCGATGCGACCGGAGGGTTGACGCGCTGCGGTGGCCCCGATACCGCCGGGTCAACCGAATATTCGAGGAACGGATGAGCCTCGGTGTTGGCGGTCTCCCATAGGTCGTAATTCTTCTCAAACTGCTTCTTGGTGCCGAGCCAAGGCGCCTTGGGTTGCAACGCAATGGCCTCGGTCTCGGCCGAGGCGTAGTAGTTCTCCATGCGCTGGAGATCGCGCGCATAGCGCACGATGCCGTGTCGGTATATTTCGCGGCCGACCCTGACCTCTTCTCCGATGCATGGGATGATCGGAATGTGCATGCCCGGCCAATCATCCTCAGAGAGGATTTCCGCCAAGGTCATGAGATAACGGCAAATCCGGTAGCTGTCGCGCTGCTCGATGCGAGCGCCGGTCTGAGACCGATAGAATTCGATGCCGTCCGCGATCTGGTCCTTGGTGAAGCCCTTGATCTGCTCCGTAAGGTCTTCAATTGACCCGTCCGGCATCAGCGCCAGCGTGCGCTTGATGGGCTTCTTTTTCCAGTACTGGACAAGCCTGATCGAGTCGTCGGTAGACCAAGTGCTGAACGCGCCGCTATTGGCGAGCCCGTATGAGCTCAGGTCGAATCCTTCCGCAGTCGCATCCGGCCAGTCACGCTTGAACTTGGCCATCGTAATGTCGTTCGGGACAAAGCAATGATCCGCATCGGCCTTGTTCGGCAGGATGGCGTCGGCGTCCCACAACACGGAAACGCTGTCCTCAATGCCGACGATGCGGATTTCCTGATTGAATGTGCCGGCGTGAGCGTACTCCGTCATCACAGCCCAATGGCCGATGCCGCATGTCACCTGACTGTCGGCGCCGGTCGTATAGACGTGCTTTGCCTTACTCCTGTTCTCGACATAGCGGATCATGCCAGCGCGGATTTCGGCAGTCTCGATATCGCCGCCGCTGTCCACGGGAACAACCTTGATGCCTGGACGGGACTGGCGCATGTCGCCCGTCACCTGGCGGATGAACTGTGGCAGCTTATTCACCACATGACACGGACGGCCCACACGGGCTTGCAGCGCTTCCGGCGCCCACTGGTCTTCCAGCTTTCCGCGGCGGAATCGCAAATCCTCGTAGGCCTCGTCAATGTTGTTCTTCTCGCGGGCGTAATCGCGATCGTACTCCTTCATCGCCTCTTCGTGGACCTTGGCCCAATCGGATCGGTCGGTGTCAGCCATCAGGCGCCCATCCAACTACCGCCAGCGCCGCGCTTCCGTTCGCGCCGGCTCGGCTCATGCTCAGCAAATCTCTTCATCATCAGCGCGTATCGCGTGGCCGACAACAGGTCGTCGCGTTCCTTCACGATCTTGCCGTCCTTGCGGTGATACAGTCGGAACTCATCGAACCATTCCTTCAAATGCGAGAAAACCTTGAACCGGCCGGTCTGCATCAGATCGAGCATTTCGATAACGCCGGCCTCTACACCATTGCCGCCATCCTCGAACGTGGCGCGCTCGGAAAGCGTGTTCAGACCCTGATCGCTGTAAAGGCTGGCAAGCTGCTCGCCCGAGCCCTTATCGTGTTGCAGCCCGTCGTGAGGCCATGCACAAGGTATCCAGTCTCCCCATGGCTTGATCGACGCGGCGTGAATGACCGGAGTCGCCTTGCTCTCGCGATAGCAGGCCGTCACGTACCAAACGTCTGCGTCCTTATCCCAAGCGCAGGAGACCGCGGCGAACGGATGATCCCAACCAAAGTCCAGTCCATTGATCCGCGCCCAATGATGCGGAATTTCGATGGCCTCAGTCGTGATCTTTTCGTCCGCAATAGGAAACACGCGTCCGCTTCCGAGCGTCGGTATTCCCTTTACGCGTGCCTCCCGTTCGTGCTCGGGATAGCTTGCAATAATCGCTGCGCGCTGCGCTGGCGTGTAGTGTTCCGCATCTTCAATGGTCATGCGGACGATGGAGCGGGTCATACAGGCCGGCAATCGGGCTTGAACCGATCTCCTCCCCAAAGGGGTGTTCTACCAACTGAACTACGCTGGCCTGTACGCCCTGACGCTAATGCTTTCATAAGCATCAACGATCACTCCAACCCACATTCCTGAATGAACATATGCACCACGTCCGACATGCCGAGCAGCGGCGTAAACGTCAGCATCGCAAACTGTCCTCGCTGCCCGTTGTTCGTCCGCGTCAGGCCCTCAGTGTAGATATCAAGCGGCGGCTCCTCATCGAACCACACGCCATCTACCGTAGGACCTTGCCACTTCTCGCGGCCCTTCTCGTAGGCCTTGAAGGCCACAATGGATACGCCGGCCTGAACATCGCCGCCGCCGCCCCAGCGGACTTGCACGTTGTCCAATAGGTTCGGAACCCCCATGGCTCGGTCCCAATCGAGCAGCGCATCGCCAGGAAGGAAACCTGTCCCCCACTCCTCTTCCTTCGGAGGAGGACCGACCAGCACGCGCTGCGGATTATCGCGCGTGGACTCTCCGGTCACAGACCCGGCCCAAAGCAATGGCGGCTTGTCGAATACTGCCCCACCCCACCAATCAGGATAGCGTCCCGTCGCATGGATGGCCCATTCAGCGCCGCCCGCAACCGTCTTGCCCAACTGGTTGCCCGCCATGAATAGACGCTCTGTGTGGCTTGCTCCGTTGGCGTGAAAAAGCTTCTGTTTCGCATACGGCTTGTAGCGATTAAGCCTAGTGCGTGACTGCCTGCGGCTCGCTTCTGCTGCCAGCGCCGCCCGCTCCCTCAAGGCCGAGGAAAGGTCGAATAACGGCGTCGAGCTGCTGGATACGCTCGATAAGCTGCTCATCTGTCAGGTCTGATTCATTGGTGATCTTCAATTCCTTCGGCAAGATGCCAGCGATCACCTTCAGGTAAGCATCAGGTTTTTCAGTGCGGACCTTCACAATTGCGGCCTCGCCATGCTCCTGAAAGTCCGCGTAGAGCTTCTGGATGAACTCCTCGCCGAGCTTGTTACGCGATCCCTTTGGACGCCCAGCCGGGTTTCCGGATTGTCCCGGCTTGTACAAATGAGCCGGCTTCTGTTGGTCTCCTGTTACTTCAGACATGATCCCGGCTTGGGCTTCTTCGGTTTCTTGGACATGATGGGCTTTCAGAAAAAAGACGACTTGGTTGTCGTACTCGATCCCACCGACATGTCGGCTGCTTCGTTCGGGCCAGTCGAACATTTCGATGTATTGAAGTCTTTTTTCCCAAGAGTGAAGAAACTGGATTGAACCTCAATCGGCACCCGGAAAAGGCGGGCTAAAGCCATAACGAGCCGCAGCCTGATAATATGCATGATGCCTCGCTAACGAGAAGTCCGGCTCTTGCCGGGCTTCTTCTTCGCTTTTGCTTTCTTCGACACCCGAAACCTTCCGCGTCGGCAAGCACGTTGGATCAGTCGGTCACCTGATTAATTTTGCGGCGGCAGCACACGAGGCGCACGTCAAGTTCGCTAGGATTTGCCGAGACCTGTACGAAGCTGGAATGATCGAACAGTTGCGTAAAGCCTAGCGGCACATTCCGCGTCCAACTCGTCGGTGTCGCCGCTGGCGTGCCGATTGATGATCCTTGCCATCGCATCAAGGCAGTCAGGGGTCATCCCGTCAGACATGATAACCCCTCTATAAACTCGGTTGGGCGCGCCAACCCCGGAAGTTGCCGGGATTGAATCTGATCCATCCATGGTAGCCTACTTTTTCAAGGTTATAATATGCAGGAAACTCCCAAGGAGGGGGACTGTCCACGAAGCACGCGGACGATACGTTTTCGCACCTGATTTGCCGTACAGCAACATCCATTATGCGTTTTCATCCACAGTTTCGCCGTTTGAAAAACAATAGATCGTGGCCAGCTCGTTGAGCGCGACGCGGAACAACCCTCCATGCAGCTTCAGCACGGACTGCACGTTGCTCTGGGTAAGCTGCTCTATGGTCTGGCCTTCGATTAGAACGGCGTCCAGCACCCACATGAGGCGGCGGCCCAAGTCACGCTCGATCTTGATCAGGTTCTTCCTTGCCTTGATCTGGCGGTCCGTGAGGGCTTCTGGCATCCGTCCGCCGTCCACCTGCTCCTTGGTCAGGTCGATTGCTCTGGCGCCGCGCTCGGCAAGCTCGCGGTCGTTCTGATAGGCCCGGCCGGCTGCGAGCTGTGCGTCGTCGATCTGGTGATGGCTGTGCAACCTGCCTAGCGGGTCGGCCCTGAGCTGGCGCACCACCGTTAGCTTTTCCCCGCGCTCGTAGGGGTCGTCCACCACCACAGCCGCGTACTCTCCTGCGGTCAGCGTGTCTGTTGACCGGCGGTCATGCGGATGGTCCGGGTTGGTCTTGCCGTACCTGCGAGACTTGATGCCGTTCCGGCGGAAGTTCTTCGACATTGCGCTGTTCATTCTTCCTCGCATACCTGGGACTGGCGGCGGGTGAGTGGGGTCATGACGCCACATCCCAACCTGCAAGGTTTTCTTGCAAGTTGCCCTCCCCCGTCATCCTTGCAACGCGCTCGGGATTGGTGCGGT